CCATTGGTGCTATTGCTGATCTGTGCACTGGTTTCTGCTGGCATAATGGCCATCAGTGTGGCATTTCTAATACCAGTTTCGCGCAATTGTTTACGCAAACTTTCCCAGGGCATGTGTAGTTTTTTGCTTACCAGCTCATCAACTTCGGTCTTGTAAGTATCTACCGGCAGGATACCTTCTGCATACTTGGTATTTTTGCTCAGTAAACATGCGCCCTGCTCTGCGGCCAAATCTGCGCTGGCTTTAATTAGGTAATAACTCCACGCTTCTGCAAATCGGTTTACTCGTTCTAATGCGGCATCATCACTGTATTTGAGATCGTTCTTGGCTAGCCAATAGGCAAAGTTAACAATACCCACACCCAAGGGTCTATATTCCTCTGTTGAAATCTGTGCTGCACGAATAGGATAATTTTGATAGCTGAGCAATGAGTCCAGTCCACGTACTGCTAAGGTGCAATACTTTTCAAAATCTTCTGGTTCACTAATTAGTCCCCAGTTGATTGCTGATAAGGTGCACAGACTGATACGACCTGCTTCATCGTTTATATCAGTCAATGGGCGTGTGGGTAGTGTTATCTCACAGCACAAATTACTCATGCGAATGGGTGCAGCTTCCGGTTTAAAACTGCCGTGATTATTGGCATGATCTACATTCATTAAATAAATGCGGCCAGTATCCTTACGTTCATTCATGAATGCAGTAAACAGATCCAGAGCTTTTAGTGTTTTCTTGCGCAGTTTGGTATTACGCTCAGCACGTTCGTATAGTTCTTTAAATCTGTCCTGATCCGCAAAGAAAGCATCATACATTTCGGGCACATCATGTGGACTGAACAGTGTGATATCGCCACCAGTCAACAGGCGCTCATACATCAGTTTATTAAACTGCACACCATAATCCATGTGTCTAATACGATTATCTTCGGTGCCCTTGTTGTTTTTCAACACCAACAAGTCTTCTATTTCATAGTGCCAAATAGGATAGTAAAGAGTGGCTGCGCCATTGCGCACACCACCCTGACTGCAACTGCGAGTGGCAGCTTGAAACACTTTGTAAAATGGAATTACACCAGTATGGAAAGCATCACCTTTTCTAATTGGCGAGCCTAGTGCTCTGATGCGACCGGCACCAATGCCAATACCGGCTTTTTGACTTACATAGCGAACGATACTGGCGCTGGTCGCGCTAATACTGTCCAAACTGTCATCAGTTTCAATCAATACACAACTGCTGAACTGCCGTTGTGGAGTACGTAGTCCTGCCATCATGGGAGTAGGTAAACTGATGTAATGGAAACTGACTGCATCGTAGTAGTCCTTGACCCATTTTAGACGTGTTTCTTTTGGATAACGTGCAAACAATGTTGCTGCAATCATCATATAAGCAGTTTGCGGGGTTTCATACATTTCACCATTAACACGATTCTTAACCAAGTATTTGCCGCGCCATTGTTCCATTGCAGCATAGGTAAACTTCATGTCGCGATCGTGGTCAATGGCGGCATCTAATTCTGCTAGTTCTTTTTCTGTATAAAGATCCAATATTTCTTTGTCGTAATAGCCAATATCTACATTGCGTTGAATCAGTTTTAATAAGGGCCAGGGTGTGATATCGCCGTAGACTTCCTTGCGTAAGTGATAATTGATTAGCCTGCCAGCTACATATTGGTAGTTTGGATGTTCCTCATCAATTAAATCAGCCGCAGATTTGATCAGTGTTTCTTGTATATCTTTGGTTTTAATGCCATTGTAGAATTGTATATGGCTTTTGATTTCTAGCTCGCTTGCACTTACATTATTAAGATTTTCGGTCGCCCAAAAAACTACTTTGTGCATCTTTTCTAGCTCTAATAACTCTTTGCTACCATCCCTTTTTGTGACTTGTATTTGTTGAATCATCGATTTACTCCATTACTGATAATTTTTAATTCTTAAATCCGTTGCATCATACGCTCGTTGTAACACACAGTCTTGACTAATTGCGTCAGTATTTACAATTCTATTGAAGTGATAATTTATAACCAGTTTATCATTAACCACTACTATATTAATTTGTTCTTTACGATGTGTATCGTTATAAATTTGTAATTTTACATCGTTGGCTCCATGTTTGCTTAGAGCAATAGTATAAAATATTCCTAGAGTTTTTGCTAGATCACAGTAATAATTTTCGCTCAATAATTGCCACGGATCAGGCCATTCTTGTGGTTTTGCGGGATCTAGATAATAGGTTACGTATGGAGCGAAACTCCATAATGTGCAGACTTCTTGTAATGCAGCGTCTAATGACAGTTGGTCTAATTTTAGGCGGAATTCTCGCCACGCAGATAATCGTTGATCAGAACGTTGATACCAAATAAGATCCTTCAACTATACACCAGTTAAATTAAATAACGTACCACATATTTAAATGTTGCGGTGTTGCCTGTATTAGTCGAGGTATATTTAATTGTGCAAACACCACCAGACACAGCAGTAGTAAATGTTATACCAGGATCTACTCCATTTGTTCTAGATGTATCGTTGACGGCCGCATTGCCATTAAATACACTTAATAACAATGTGCCTGTTCTGGCAGAATTTGTACCACGTGTAATAATATAATCAATAAATGCGCCTGTAATTATAGTTGTGTCAAAAGTTATATTGGTTGCGGTGGCACTACTTTGGTTATCTAAAAGAGTTTGTGATTTACCACCAGTAACATAATAATTGCCATATTGCACCTGTTTGCCAGGAATAACACTATAGTCATTATATCCGTTGTATTGAATACGTGGGTAAGTACTTGTAGCCGCATCAATTCTTGCAAAATAATCACTAAAACTAGAGCAATCGTCTGCACTATATTCAATGACTGGAGTCACTGCGGTGTTAGAATTAATACCAAGGAAATTTACACCAACATCCAAATAGGTATTAAACGCACTAACTACACCAGGAGCAGCACTATAAACTGCTTGACCATAAATCTTGTCAAATAGGCTACTTGTTACTTTTACACCACGTGGTGTACTGCCTACTTTTATACCACCATACAAATAACTAAAATAACACTGATCAAAAGAAACATTGTAAACAGTATTATCTACGGCCGCTGCATAGGTATGACTACTGAACTCACAATTTTTAAATACAACATTGTATGTGGTGCCGTTCGCGGCTGTGGGGCTATTAAGTCTAAAACAGGCTTTGCTGCTAGTGCTTTGAGGATTAATAATATTAATGTAACTGGTAGTAGAGTGATCTACAAATGGGCCTTCAAACTTGCAATTGCGGAAAGATATTTGTAATCCTGTGCTGATAAGGAACACGTCTTCTATATTTGTGTATGTTACAGGACTGCCGGTTACTGCATCTGTTTGTTTAAATGTAATTCCGTCTACATTGATATATTGGCTTTTTGTAGCGCCGTTATTGCCCTGTGCAAGGTCAACTTGTTGTAATGAGTCGGCAACTTTAGCCACAACAATAGCCGAAGTTACTTGTTTGATTACAGTTCTATCTAGTCCAGCACCCTGCAAGTTAGCATAGGGAGGAATTAGAACTGCGGCCGAAACAATGTAGGTTCCTGCTGGAAAATATAAAACTTTACGAACTTGAGTTGCACTTATTAGATTACCACTTCTGCAATAAAGTTGATAAAGAGCGCGGTTTATAGCTACTGTGTCATCAGATGTGCCGTCGCCCTTGGCACCAAAATCCTTAACATTGACAAAGTCATCCAATTTTTGCTGAATACTGCGCACTGTAGGATTATTAATATCAACACCTGTGCTTACAGTATAACCAGCATCAACACCCTTGTAAGTATAGGTGTGTAATAATGCCAGTATATCGGAATATTCAGTAAGTAGTTCTGTGTTGCCTATTTCTGGCGCACCTTCATTGGTTGTACCATTGCCAATATACAGTCTGCGAGCATCTATAGCCCAGCCTAATTCACCACTGGCTAACTGTGGTAAATCCTCTAAATTTCCTCTTCTATGCTTAATTTGGCTAATACTGACAATGGCCATAGATATATTCCTCTGTTATCTATGTATTTATACGATAAAACCGTTCTACACGATCTAACCATTTGTCAATATAGGTTTGGAATTCGCTTTCGCTTACTTCGAATAGCTGAAATTGGTAGTCTTTGCTGCACATCAAAACTGCACCAGTTTTAATATCAGTACCATGCGTTTCGTTGTGTGCTAGAGCATAGGCAGCGATTTGTAGGAAATAATCCTCAATCCAGTCGCGACGTTTGGGTTTATTTGTTTGTTTAAAATCCATGATAGCAGGGCGGCTTTTCCACAAACCAACACAGTCACTAGTACCAGCATATAACCCACTACAATACAGTGGTACTTCCATACCCCAAACTTCATTTACATGTGCTAGTCCCTCGGCGATTACGATCTCAGCCATTTTGTGGCTTTGTTGTGCATAGGGATTAGAGCCTGGTGCTTTTAATTGCCCAGACTTAACATAATTTTCCAAATAGGTATGCATCCTAGTACCACGATTGGCCGCTTCGGTTGTGATTTCTTGAGCCTTCTTTTCGCCTGTGCGCTTACGCCACTCAAAAAGAGCACGTTTGCTTTCTTCAGACTTGGTTGCTTCTAGAATAGTGGTTACTGATGGTACTTTGGAACCATCCGGCAAACAATAATGTCTTTTACCTTCATTTGTTTGCCGTGAAATGGGTTTGTAGTCGTAGCGTTGGATTAACAAATAATTAGCCTTAAAACGCTAGTATACGCTTTTAGGTTCGATTAGTCAAGGCGCGGTTGGCCATTTGTGCAACTTTAATTTCAGGACCAACTTCGGCTGCACCAGCCGCAGGTTCTGCGCCGGCTTCTGCGCTGGCTGTAGTATCAGCTTCGTCGCCTACACTACCAAAAGTTATCGTGTCTGCAGTTAGATTACTGATTAGATTTTTTATGGGACTTTTTTCGTCCTGATACATTTGTTGCAAAATTTTAAATGTAATGGGAATATCCCAGTTTTGTAGCATATTAATAAATGCGGCAGTGGGCATAGTACCTACTTGTGATAAGTCATGATATCTATGCTGGATGAAGTTAGCTAGGATAGTGGCATCTGCAATTGAATCTTCAGCTTCCACTAACCTAGTACTGAATTCACTAAACCTCATGTTAACGTGCTTCGCGACCTAGTTCTTCTTCACCACCGGCAGATGCATTTGCGGCAGCTTGTTCATCACCAGCAGGCATTTCAGGAGCAGCACCAGCTGCTGGCATTTCTGCGCCAGGAGCCATGCCACCAGGTGCTGCCATAGGAGCAGCTTGTTCACCAGCTGCGGTACGTGCTGCATCATCCACTGCTTGACGTGCTTGTTTGGCTGAGTCTAGCAATGTGTTCAGCACTTGATTAACTGAACTATTGAAGCCAGCGGCTTTATCACCGCCCAGTTGGTCACGCATACTGTCAGTCAGTGGTGGCAAGTCTTCATTTACCATACTGCTGATTTCTTCCACCATCTTTTGTAAGCGATCTACGAGATCCTTAGCAGCTAATTTGGTCTGTGCTTGTTCCAATTCACCTTCGGCTAGTACCTTACCAGTACGATAACCGTTTTCACGTAGCCAATTTTTTAGGCCATCGCGCATGACGATTAATTGCATATATTGGCTATTTCGTTCGCTATCTAGATGTCCATTTTGCTTCTTAAAGTTGATGATATTTTCTTCAACTTTGGTTAATAAAGTTTTAGCACGAGATTCGCTAAGACCCTGAGTTTTAATTTTAAATCCAAATTTTTGACTCATGCGTCTATTCAAATGATCCGTACTGTAAGATTTTAAGTCTGCTAATTTCATATCATAATCCCTTTATTATATTTAGTTAAGTAGCAATATTTCTTTACTTTTGAAATAGCCAAGTTTAAATTGGCGGCTGCTTCCGAATATCTATTATTTAGTAATAAAAATGCATCATCTCGTGCTGATTTGTTGCGCATCTTTACGGTCAATAAGCCTATTTCATTGCGCAATCTAAATAGTTTTTGATCAAGATCCTGTATAGTAATGGCGTTGGCAATGTTATTGTCTAACTCATTAACTACGTATATAATAGCACAAGTTTTGCTATGAAAGACTATGGGATCTTGTAGTAATTTAGTGCAGACAATTCGATCCTGTTGTTCTTGTACGATAGTCCAGCCGCGTATTTCTATACAGCTTTGGCCATTCTTTTTAGTTTGAATAAAATTGATTCCGGCTTTACGTAACTGAGCCAGTTCCGCGGTGGCAAATTCCGCGATTTTTCCAAACTGTGTGTTCATTATTTTCTCGGTTCAGGTGCTGATACTTTAGCAACGTCCAGGGCTTCCAAACTTTTCTCTAATCTATTTACATAGTGACCACCAAAGCCAATTATTATTGTGATTAAAAAAGCAATAATAGCAGTACTCCACTTTAGTAAACGATCCGTATTTTCTGATTTATTATTGAATATCTTTTCTTTAATTTGCCCAAGAATAGTTTCTATAGCCGTGGTACGCTGGTCTAACGACTCTAATTTGTCATTCATTTGCTTGTACCTTTCTGCACATAATTCCACGTGTGCTTCGAGGCTCTTCTTTTCAATTTCTGTAGACGACATATCAACTTTCTTGTTAGTAAAA